TGATTCAAACTATACCGCAACTTACTACCCTTGGATTCTTACAAGAGATACTGTAAATAACACTCAAATCTATTTACCTGTGACTGGTGAAGTAACAAGGAACTTAGCGTTAACCGACAACATCGCATTCCCTTGGTTTGCTGCCGCTGGTTACACAAGAGGTTTGGTTCAAGCGGTTAAAGCTCGTAAGAAATTGACTCAAGAGGATAGAGATACTTTGTATCAAGGTAGGATCAATCCTATCGCAACCTTCTCTGATGTTGGTACAGTAATTTGGGGTAATAAAACTCTACAAATCAGAGAGTCGGCTCTTGACAGAATTAACGTTAGAAGACTTCTTCTACAGGCTCGTAAACTTATTTCGGCGGTAGCGGTTAGATTGTTGTTTGAACAAAACGACGACAAGGTTAGACAACAATTCTTGGATTCTGTCAACCCTATATTGGATTCTATCAGAAGAGACAGGGGTCTGTATGACTTCAGAGTGACAGTAAGTTCTTCGCCAGAAGACTTGGATAGAAATACACTGACAGGTAAAATTTACCTTAAACCTACGAGAGCTCTTGAATTTATTGATATTGAATTCTTGATTACTCCAACAGGTGCATCATTTGAAAATATCTAATAAACTTATGGGGTGAGGGAAACCTCACCCCTTTAATATAAAAATTATGGAATTTAAAAAGAAAATTTTGAGAGAGAGTTTGGCAATGAAAGAAAATGGTGTAAATACGTTTTCTGAAAAACCACAAAGTATTGTTATGAGCGAGTCTCAATTAGAAAGACTTATAGAAAATATTCAAAACAAAAAATGATAGTAAAAAAAATTTTACGTGAATACGTAAAAACAAAGAAACTAGTTAATGAAGGTATTTCTGTCGAGGGTACACCCGATATGAAATACTATGCCTTTGATTGGGACGATAACATCGTTACAATGCCAACCCAAATAATTGTTTCCGACGAGAATGCAGAAGAAGTTGGAATTTCAACCGAAGATTTTGCTAAGTATCGTGAGATGATTGGGAAGACTCCTTTTGATTATAAGGGACGAAAAATTGTAGGATACGCTTCCGATCCTTACCGTAACTTCACAAAGATGGGTGACAAACAATTTTTAGTGGATGCAATGATTGCAGAACCTGGACCTTCGTGGGATGACTTCGTGGAATGTATCAATGGTGGTTCTATATTTGCAATTATCACCGCACGAGGACACAATCCAAAGGTACTCAAAGACGCTGTGTTTGCATTTATTGTAACCAACCACAATGGTATTAATCAAGATGAGTGTGTGTCCAACCTGAAACGATTCCGTAAACTTGCAGGAGATACCATGAAATCTGAAAAACAAATAATAAATGATTATCTGAATATGTGTCAATTCTCACCCGTCACATATGGTGAGGGTAGTGCGTCAAACCCTGAAGAAGGAAAAATCAAAGCTTTAAGAAAATTTATTACTGACGTAAAAAATATGGCAGAAGAAATCGGTAAAAAGGCTTATTTCAAAAATGATGTTAGTAATAGATTTGTACCGGAAATAGGATTTTCAGATGATGATCCAAGAAATATAGAAAAAATAAAGCAATTTATAGATTCTGAATATGAAGATAAACCAGTTAGAACTTATTTAACTAAAGGCGGAGAAAAAAAAGAAGTATAAACTACATGCAATGATTAGGTTTTACTGAATTAAAAGTAAAGTAAAAAAAATTTTAACGTGTATTTATATTAAAAATAAAACAAGAAAAACAAAAACAAGTAAACCATGGCAGACTTATTAATGAAAATGCCTTTTCAGTATGAACCAAAAAGAAAGAATAGATTTATTCTAACTTTTCCGTCATCGTTGGGCATCAACTCTTGGTATGTAGAATCTACAAGCCGTCCTAACTGGAGTAATACTCCTGTTGAAATTCCTTTCTTGAATACATCAACATACGTGGCTGGTAGATTCGTTTGGAACACAATTAACGTAACATTCAGAGATCCAATCGGTCCATCAGCAGCTCAAGCTTTGATGGAGTGGGTGAGATTACACGCTGAATCAGTAACCGGAAGAATGGGTTACGCTGCGGGTTACAAGAAAGATATCGACTTAGAACTTTTAGATCCTACAGGTGTTGCGGTAGAAAAATGGATTTTACAGGGAACCTTCTTAACGGACGTGAACTTCGATAGTTTGGGTTATAGTGACGACGCACTTGCAACAATCACAGCGACTCTTCGTCCTGATAGATGTATTTTGGTTTACTAATAATTTACAAAAATTTTCTTGACTTTATATTTAACCATAGGGGAAACTCTATGGTTTTTTTATTATGGAAAATACAACACACTACGGACAAATGGATTTTAACTTACCACATGATGTGGTACCACTTCCCTCGAAGGGAATTTTTTACAAAAACAAAAAACAAGCACTCAAGATTGGTTACTTGACGGCTCAAGACGAAAACATTTTACTATCATCAACAATACGTACACAAGGTGTGGTAAAGACACTGTTGAAAAACAAAATATACGAACCTGATATGATGGTTGACGAATTGTTGGAATGTGACATTCAGGCTATACTGATTTTCCTGAGAAACACTTCATTCGGTTCTGACTATATTTTCAAACTTAAAGACCCTCAAACTGGCAGAGAATTTGAAAAAACTATCCTTCTTGAAGAATTGAATATCATACCTCCTAAGTATCAACCAAACCCTGAAGGATTGTTCGAGTTTATTACCCCAAGAGCAGGACACAAGGTATTGATGAGACTTATGAACATGTCGGACTTAGAAACTTTAGATAAGTTAAGTGAAGGATACCCTGAAGGGATGACAGTACCAATTGTTACAAAAAGACTCGAAATGCAAATAGTCGAAATGGATGGATCAAGGGACAAAGAAAAAATTTCCATGCAGATACAAAACATGCCAATTGTGGACTCAAAGTATTTAAGAGCCGAAGTACAACTGTGTGAACCTAAATTGGATCTCAAAAGGATCGTTACAGCCCCGTCAGGAGAAAAGGTAGATGTGAACATCGCCTTCGGGGCTGAATTTTTTCGTCCTTTCTTCTGATTATAAGAAAAATTTGATGGACGAATTTTACTATTTGTCCAAGTATGTACATCTGTCTTATCAAGATTTATTAAAATTACCAACATTTGAGAGAAAATACTTCATCAATAAATTGATTGAAGATATGACACCAAAAGATTAATTTAGGTATTTATAGTCTATGAAAGATGTGTTACTCGAAGTACTAGGCGTGCCACCCAACATTTTAGACTCCGCCCGCAAACTATATAATGAATTTGCGAAATTCGTTTTTAACGAAGTTAAGCACACAAATGACTCGGAAACTTATAATTTTGTGATTAAATCGGACTCTGATATGAAAGTAGGAGAATATGACATAGACAGGGTAAACATCGAATTACAAATTATTCCTTTGGAAGTGGTTAATGAAATTGATTTTATTTCAATGGGTATTAATTCACGATCGAAAAAACCAACAGAAAAGAAACCCTACAGGGGAAAGATTATAACGGACGTAACAAATCCAAGGATTAGCGTTAAAATTGTTACACCTGAAATATGGGATATTCAGGATTTGTATAATTACATTCGTAAGGATAAAATTAAACTAACATCTTCATTTTCCCACGAACTTAAACACCTATATGACGACAAAAAGAAAAAATGGGAATACCTTAAGCCAAGAACAAGGTACATAGCCGCTCAGTCAGTTCCCCGTTTTCGTATCAACCCATTAGACGAATTTGCCCATATTATTTACTACACTCATGTAGTGGAGAATTTAGTCAGGACTACTGAAGTATTGTCTCAATTAGAAGATAACAAAGTTCCCAAAAGAGAATTTTTAAATTTCCTCTTGGACAACAAAACCTATCAAGATTTGAAACAATACAGAAATTTTTCGACTGAAAAACTTAAGGAAGATATAAAAGAAAATTACATTGAAAGGGTTAAGGAAATTTTAGACAAAGTTGATATTGATTATTCACAAATGTCAGAAAATGAAATGGTAAATGAAATACTGACTCTTTGGTATGTAAATTTTGTCAACACAGATATAGAAGCATTCTCTGATGCGATGAGTTCGAATTTCATAGAAAGAATTATGGGTTTCAGTGGAAACAAAGAGAAAGTTTTATTACAACACATAAGTGATGTGTCTAAGTTTCAAAATCGTCCTTTAGATTTTTACAAGTTTGAAGAAAACAAAATTAAAAGAGTCACTGGTGAAATGTTGAAGAAAATCCATAAACTGTATAGTCTACTTCCCGATAACGAAAACAACGATATTAGTAAGTTACACCAAAAAATTACATCCAAAAAATAATTAAAAAATGTTTCAAACACAAGACAACAGTCAAACCACGGGTGGAGATTTAGGAGCAACAGCGAAGGGTGTCTTAGGTACTTACAAGGACATTCAGGATGCAATTAAAGAATATGGTACAACCTTAGGTGACAATGTAATCAAACAATTCGAAGATATCCAAGGAAAGGCGGCAACGTTAAATAAAACATTACTTAATGGTATTTCGGGTTACGATAGAGGTATTTCACAAGTTTTGACAAAAACTTTGAACAAAACACTTCAAATCGGAGGAACTATTCAAGATGCAACTGATGCGTACTCCACAATTAATACAGAGTTAGGGAAGAGTGTAATCCTCAACGAGGATATTTTAACCAAAACAATTGAGTTTTCTAAAGCAACTGGTTTATCCGTTGCGGAATCGGCAAAGTTGGTTGCTAATTTTATGGATTTAGGTTTGAGTATTGCTCAGTCTCAAAAAGAATCTGAAAAATTACGACAGACGGCAGCAAAATTTGGTATAAATGCTGGACAATTCATAAAAACGATAGGTGAAAATATCAAAACCGCAGCGGCTTATGGATTTAGAAACGGTATCGATGGATTAAGTAAAATGGTGGCTCGTTCTCAAGCGTTACGAGTTGAATTCAAAGGAATTACAGGATTAGCGGA